AGGCAAAGAGGATTTATGTCGTTCTGGTGGACTAGTCCGCTACATGTGATTGTAGTGTTAGAAGTTGCTATTGCAGACGTGAGTGGCAAGAGCATTAATTTTGAAGCAATAGTGAAACTATTGCCAAGCAGTATGGGGAGTAGGTCGACTGTAGCATCGGTGTTAGATGATTATGTTGAGAGAGGATATATGTGCAAGGCGGTAGGAAAGGATAAGAGGAAGCGAGTGTATAGAATGTGTAAGGAGTCGATGCAGTTATTAAATGAATGGTTTACTGAGAGGCAAAGAAGCCTTAAGGCGGTTAGTTAGTTGAAAGAGCAGAAATGGTGGTTGGTGGTCGAGCCAATCGGTGAGCCAGAAAAGAGCGGGTTGATAACCTACGGTGTAGCCATGAAGTATAAGAGTTACTCGAAGCTGAAACAGGTGGTTTGGAAGTGGTATAAAAAACATCTGGGCAGCTCGGAGATTAAGGCGAGAGAGAAGCTGGTATTGTTTGCGTTGTGCGAGAGGTATTCAGCTCAAGATTATTCTAGCCATGATGCGGTTAGCTACTTGGCGTTAATGGTGGGAATGAATAGGCATACGGTTAGTAAAGGTATCCAGAATCTTATGGATCAAAATATTATTTGGTGTGCAATAGACGGAGAGAGGAAAGTATATAGAAAGCTGAAACGTGGCGTTCAGCATAAGCATTTCTTGTTGGTTGGTTTAGGCGTGATGTTGGAAAGAGAAAGCCAAGAAGAGTAGTTTATACTTTAGGGGGTTTGAGGATACCCTTCTCAGCTTCCGTGATTGGTTAATTATACTATTAATTCCTTTGTATTATTTAGTTCTTTCAATGCTGATTCAACTAAACCAACACTATGAGTTTCTACGCTTATAAGAAAATAATCTGGATTTTCTTTTTTGGTTTCTTCTCTAATTACATAATCTGCATTACCTTTTAAACTTTCATGCAAAGCGGTTAAGTCGCTGTATATGTGTAAAAGGTTTTCCATTATTTGTTCTTTATTTCTCAATTTTATGCTCCTTGTTTAATATAATTGGTTTTTATAACCCTTCTTAATTCTAAAAAATTTATGTATGAAATCCATTAGCGGATAATTCTTTTCACACTCGGCCCATGCTCTTACTTCATCGGCAAAATGTTTAAATGTTTCTTTGCTTTCTGGCTCATAGCGTTTAATCCTAGCTTTAAAGTTCTTGTTATCTTCTGATTGAAGATGTTGTTTTGCTAGTTCCTCCGCTTGTTCGTAGATGTATTTATTTGTTTCCAGAATAAATGCAGTCGCTTTTTCTAGTTGCTCCTGGTCAATCTTCATCTTTAACGTGTTTAATTATTTCTTCATAGTAGTAATTGTCATTCTCAATTAGTTGAATGATTGCCCTGCCTACTTCATCACGCGTTGGTGGTTTATTACCAATGAAAACATTAAATTCAATTGGTTGTAGTTGGATTGTTACTAGCATTTCTTTTTTTCGTGGAGCTGATTTTAAATCTCTCTCCACTTCAATTAGTTCTCTGATTCTATCTCCTTCTTTAGACATTTTTTACCCTCCTAGCTCTCGCCTTCTTGTTGGTGTTATCTCTCACCATTTGTATATCTGGTTGTATATCTTCTAAGATTGTTTTTTTAACCTCGCTAACTGTTAAGCCGTTTAGGTCTTTAGTTAGTATTTGAATATCTCCGATCTTGGGTATCCATGTTTGATGATATTGTTTCTCTTGGTTGTTAATGGTGTAGCACCAGTCAACAATTGAGCCGTTGATGTTTATAGAAAATATCATTGGTTATCTTCCTTTTCGTAAATATCGCCTGTATATTGTCCAGCACTACCACAAATAGCAATACATATTTGATGTAAGTTATTAATCTGGTATGCCCTTAGTTCACTTTTATCAATCCAATCTTTATCTTTTAAAAAAGATTTAACATCTTTAGATTTTATAATCCAAGTTGTCTCTGCACCGTTATCATCACATATATATATTTTCATTTTTCTTTATCCTTGATTATTAAAGCAATTGCATACAAGCAAAACGCCATAAACATTAGTACTGGTAATAGTTGTAGGTCCATTAGTTAATCTCCTCTCCCCAGTTGTCTTTAAGTTTATGTTTTTCTGCATAATTTATAAGGGCTTCTTCAATTTGTTCTTCAGTAAACTCAATATATCCACACTGAAATAAATCGCAGTATTGTTCTAAATCGACATGGGCATTTAGTTTTTTGTATTCTTCTTCATCCCAACTTCCATAAGCACTTTGTTCATGTAAAGATTCTCTTAATTGTTCTTTACTTTTGTACAATCCCCATGGACTCATTGAGCCACATTCTTCATCAATTCTTAATACTAATTTACTCATCATTTCCCCCTTTGTGTTGGTTTACCATTAGGAAAGGTCAAGGCTTCGCTAAACTCTTGCCAGTCCTTAGGTGTCATTATTTGTTCTACTTTGTGAATAGGTGTATTGTCTTTTAGTCCGTACTTCTTGCGGAGCTGCCCTATTACGCTTTTGTGTGTTCTGGTCTTTGGTATGCTCATTGGACAACTTCTCCTATTTTTCCCTGTTTAATTAGTTCATTACTATCTGCTGAAATTAATCTATAAGGATAACCAATCCAATTGGTTTTGATTTCATCTTTATAATAGACCTCTAACCCTTTATTGTCTCCGTCATGGTCATGCCAGTCACCTCTTTCAATAGATTCAATGTGAGCATCAAGACAACTTCCACAACAAAAAACATCAAAAGGCCTTATATCACATACCCACCATACGTTTTCTTCGTCATATTCAGTTGCTTCTGTGGTTTCACAATAATCACAGTAATATTCTTGTTTCTTTAGTTTATCCATTTTGATTAAGCTCTCCAGTTATATAGTCCTGAAACACTCGCCAGTTCTTCTCAAAGCCGAGCATAACAATTATTAGATTTTCGATCGATTCAATGTCTAAGTTCTGAAGGTCATCGTCCAGAGTTCTTATAATGTCCGTTATGAAATGTTTTTGTAGTCGTGTAACTTTCTTTGGTTTTTGTATTAATTGCATTGGTTATACCTCCCTTTGTTCCCAATAAGTCCAATAATAAGAATCAGAATGGCCGTCATATTCCCATTCCTCCTCAGCTTGTTTGTATTCTTCTTCTCCTAATATTTGCTTAACGCATTTTTCAGAGCATACTTCTTCACTATCACCGACAATATAAACGCCCTTATCTTGGTCTAATTTATCAATGGTTGTGTTACAACAATCACAATTTACAATCCATGTATCAGCACTCATTGTGTTACCTCATCCCAAATAATAGAGCCACCAACCTCAACAGTATCTTCTAGGTTTTCCCTAGCTTCTCTTATTGCTTCATGTATGTCGTGATATGGCTCATTATCAGAGGGGTCATCATGGTTAAATATATCTTCAGCTATTTGTAAAGCTGTTTCAATCGTAACTATTGGTTTTAACCAACCATTCCAACGCTGTGGGTGTATGTCAACAGCATTATATATAGGCATATCTAATTCGCCACCAACTGAAAATTTAATATTTGCACTTTTTATATTTGTCATGTTTACCTCCTAAAGTAATTAAATGTTATGACTTCTACCCAAAAAGCCCACATAAAGCGGGCTTGTTTGGTTGGGTTGGGGTTATTTATAAACCGATATTTTCCATGAAGCGTAAGGCGACCATTCATATTCTGATAATCCAAAAATCTTTTCAGCCTTTTCATTATCAAAGAAACCTACATCATCATTTATTATGCTATGTAAAATACTTTCAAAACATATCTCGATAATGCAATCTTCATCTTTTGTTTCTCTAACAATAAAATCTAAATCTTGTCTATATTCAGATAAGTTTTCAGATTTAATCCAGTTCTCAAAAGATTTGGTTATATGTTCTATTATTTTATTTGTTTTCATTTTGTAAGTACCTCCTAAAGTATTTGTTTTTCCTTACAGTACGAATTATAACTCTAATTTACTATATATTACAAACACTTAGACAATAAATCTTAGGGTTTTTATGAAGAATGTTGTAAAATAAGGGTATTCGGAGCAGCAAAAAAATTCAATTATGGAGCAAAAAACACCAAAAAAAGACAATAAACCTATTAAAAAAGTAGGCAGAAAACGAATTGATTTAGATTTAGAGCAAGTAGAAAACTTAGCGTCCAGAGGTCTTGGAACAACTCAGATTGCCCGCGCTTTGGGCGTTTCATGGTCAACTATAGACCGCAGCAGAAAACGTTCTGAGGATTTTGAGGAGGCTTTAAAAAGGGGTCAAGCTCGTGGTCTTGCTCAAGTGACTAATTCTTTGTTTACTTCGGCAACAGACGGCAATGTTACTGCCCAGATATTCTACTTAAAAAACCAAGACCCAAAGACATGGAAGGATAGAGTTGAAAATGTTCATGCTACGATCAATCTAAATGAAGTTTTGACTGGCGCAAAGGAACGGATTGGCGGACAGGTGACGGATAACAAAGAAGCAAAGATTATAAATGCTGTTAAATCAATACCTGCAGCCGAAGGACAATTCCCTAACAAGGATTTAAAGAAAAAAAAGGGCGGATAACAAAAGTAAAAGGCTGTTATCTTGTAAGGGTTGCCCTTCAATCTGATAAATCATGCTCCGATTTAAAAACGATTGACCCCCCCTTGCAATTTTTCGCACGGGTATATTACGTGTAACTGTTGAACTAATTTTTTTTAATTTTTTTTGAGTAGAATATGAAAGAGGTAATAAAAGAAATACTAGAAATAACCACCATAGCTGGACTTGGTAATTTTCTACTATTCATTATTTTGGTAAATTTATGAAATACGGTGCTGAACAAGAACAGCAACTAATGACCGAGGTATGGTCGCCTCATGTTGCTGATGATCCATACAACTTTGTTATGTTTATCTTCCCATGGGGTCAAAAGGACACCCCCCTCGAAGACTTTGATGGCCCAAGAGAGTGGCAGAAAAAAATTTTAAAAGATTTATCAATTCATATTCAACGGAATAAAGGCTCATTAACACCAGAAATGTTTAGATTAGCCGTAGCTTCTGGTCGTGGAATAGGAAAGTCTGCATTAGTCGCCTGGCTAATCCTATGGATGTTATCAACCAGACTAGGCTCAACCATTATCGTCACAGCTAACACCGAACAACAGTTACGCTCAAGAACATGGGCGGAGTTAGGTAAGTGGCTAACACTCGCAATAAATAATCATTGGTTTACTAAAACTGCTACCGCCATAAAACCAGATGGTTGGTTTGAAGAAGCACTAAAAAGAGATTTAAAAATAGATACTGGTTACTACTACGCCCAAGCACAACTATGGAGCGAGGAAAACCCAGATGCGTTTGCAGGTATCCACTCATCTTACGGAGTATGTTTGATAATGGATGAAGCATCGGGTATTCCAGCTCCAATCTATTCTGTATCCGAAGGTTTCTTCTCCGAACCTACTGAAAATCGTTTTTGGTTTACTTTCTCTAACCCTAGAAGAAATACAGGGCCTTTTTACGAAAGTTTCACCTCTAAACGCAAGTTCTGGAACTTAGAACAAATAGACTCACGAACAGTAGAAGGTACTGACCAAAAACTTTTCCAAACTATGCTCGAGCAATACGGTGAAGATTCTACTGTTGCTAGAGTAGAAGTAAGAGGAGAGTTCCCTAACGCTGACGATGATTCCGTCATACCAATGGAACTTGCACGAAACGCTATCGATAGAGATGTAGCACTAACAACTAAAGCACCTATTGTATGGGGATTAGATGTTGCTCGTTTTGGTGGCGATAATTCTGCACTATGTATAAGACAAGGCAATACAGTTTTTGAAATTAAGACTTTCAAATCGATGGATTTAATGCAATTATGCGGTGCAGTTAAAAACTTATACGATGATTGCACGGCAATCGAACAACCACAAGAAATACTCATAGACGTAATTGGTCTTGGTAGTGGTGTTGTAGATAGACTGTTAGAACAAAATTTACCAGTAAGAGGAGTCAATGTTGCAGAAGCACCAGCGACTAAAAAGAACTATTTAAACTTGCGAGCTGAACTTTGGTTCGCAATCAAAGATTGGCTGGTGCAGCGTAATTGCCGTCTTCCTAATGATGATGAGCTTGTATCGGAATTAGCTGCACCCAGTTACAAATATACCTCAACTGGAAAAATAAAAATAGAGTCTAAAGACGAAATGAAAAAACGAGGAGTAAAATCACCCGACAAAGCAGATGCACTTGCATTAACCATGGCAAGTTCCGCTGCAAGTTTTAGTGGTGGAGAGAACTTTTTAGGGTATAATTTCAAGAAACCCTTGACATCAAGAATTATCAGAGTGGGATAAATTTATGGAATACGAAAAAGATCAAGAAATCGAAGAGTTACAAGTAGAAGATTCATATAACGAAGAAGAACTACAAGGCGTACTAAAATCTGAAATGGATGACGCTAAAGACTTTATCGACCAAATAGACGAAGACAGAGCTGATGCTACTGATTATTACCTTGGTAATGCACCAACAGCTCAAAGTTCTATGCAATCAGAGTTTGTATCTACTGATGTAAGAGACAGCGTGTTATTCATGTTGCCTTCCATTATGCGTACATTTTTTGGTACAAATAAAATAGTAGAATTTATACCAAACGGTCCAGAAGATATTGACCTTGCAAAACAACAAACAGATTACATCAACTATGTTATCCAACAAAAAAACCCTGGATTCAAAGTTATATACGATGCTTTCAAAGATGCCCTTATTAGAAAAACTGGTTTTGTAAAAGCCTATTGGGATGACAGCATTACTGCATCAACTCACGAATATACTGGTTTATCTCCAGAGGCTTATCAAGCTATTACGCTCGACCCAAATGTAGAAGTCATTGAAGAAAAAGCTGAAATGGAAAGCATAACAATTATGAATCCTGAAACTGGCGAAGAGATGACACAAGAAACACCTGCTAGTTTTGACGTTAAGATTAGAAGAATTAAACCTAAAGACCAAGTAGTAATTGAAGCAGTACCAACTGAAGAAATACTAATATCAAGACACGCTAGAGATTTAAACTCATCACCTTATGTTGCACACAGAATGGTTAAGACTGTAAGTGACTTAGTTGCTATGGGTTATGACAAAGAACAAATGGAACAGTTTGCTGGTTCTGGAACTACAGTCGATGAAGACTCTTACGACATCGAAGAAGCCAGAAACCCATACGCAGATTTTACTGGTGTTGATAGAGCAGATACAAACAGTAAAAGTGTTCTGTATGTAGAGCATTATGTTTTTTATGATTTAGATGGTGATGGCATAGATGAAAGGATTAGAGTATGCACCGTAGGGAATGGATTAAATATTGTTAATGCAACTCCCTGGGATGATTTACCTATTACACTCTTCTGTCCCGATCCAGAGCCTCATACCTCCATTGGCTCATGCCCAGCGGACTACTTGATGCCTATTCAAGCAGCTAAATCTCAGATAATGAGAGATACCCTTGATAGTCTAGGCCACGCCATCTTCCCACGAATGGGTATTGTTGAAGGACAAGTCAACATTGACGATGTACTTAACACCGACATAGGACAACCAATAAGAATGAGAGCGCCAGGAATGGTTCAGCCTTTCTCTGTTCCTTTCGTTGGTAAAGAAGCCTTCCCAGTATTATCTTATCTTGACGAAGCAAAGGAGAACCGCACAGGCGTTTCTAAGGCTTCCGCTGGACTCAACGCTGAAGCATTACAATCTACAACTTCCGCAGCTGTATCGGCAACGATGTCTGGAGCGCAAGGAAGAGTAGAACTTATATGTCGTCACTTTGCTGACGGAATGAAAGATTTATTTAAACTTGTAAACTCACTTGTTATCAAACACCAAGAAGGTCAAGACATGATGAGATTAAACAACGAGTTTATTCCTGTCGATCCTAGATATTGGGATGCTGATAAAGACATGGTTATCAATGTTGGTATTTCTAAAAACTCTGACGAAGAGAAGTTCCAAGTCTTATCAGCACTATCACAAAAACAAGAACAAATCATGCAAACACTAGGACCTAACAATCCTTTGGTTAATTTACAGCAATACGCAAACACCTTAACTAAAATGATTGAGATGGCTGGTTTTAAAGATGCAACAACATTTATAAACACAGAAGTTCCACCAATGCCTCCGCAACCACCAGCTGAAGAGAAACCTGACCCAGCTGCAATGTTGGCTCAAGCTGAAGCTATGAAGGCACAGAACCAAGCACAAAAAGCTATCATTGATGCAGAAACAGATAGAATGAAAATCATTATGGATGATGATAGACAAAGAGATGAACACGAAGCAGATTTAAAACTTAAGATTGCAGAGCTACAAGCTAAGTACGGCGCACAAGTTAATGTCGCTGAAATAAATGCAATCATGGAAAGAGATAGAGAAGTAATTAGACAACAAGCTAAGAACCAAGCTCAAGGAATGTTCACTAATGGTAACAACCAACCAGTCGGATAAGATTTATGATCTAGAGTTTCTTGACGGAGATTTTATCTACTGCGGTAACGATATAAAAGCTAAGAGCTTAGAAGAAGCTAAAAGAGTTGCTTTAGTATTTTTACAAATACCACACGACTCAGAACTAATATCTTCTAAAGTAACTTTAATACATTAATCAAGGAAGAAAAAAAATGACACCAGAGTCTTTACAAGAATTACAGCGTTTGCTTTTAACAAGGCAACCTAAAAGCCCAGATGTTGGCTCTATTACACCATTAAATCCTTATGAAGCTATACAGGCACAAAGAAGTCAGTTAAGCTCTGATCCTGTTATAGCTAATTTACAAAGGTTTGGTCGTGGTATTAAAGGTTTGTTAACTCCAGAAACACCAGTAGAAATTTTATCTATGTTTTCTCCTGTTAAAGGAGTAAAACCTGTAGCAACAAAAATATTTCCAAATTTTAGTACAAAAAAATTAAAAGATATAAGCTATAACGCTCCAAGACTATCTATTTACAAAAAATCTAATAGAAAATATCCACATATAGTAGATGAAAAAGGTAATAAATACGATGAAGTATTATTTAAAACATCTTTTGTAAAAAGAATACCTATAGATGATTATTTAAAATTAACAACTCCTAGTGATAAAGCAATTAAAAATATTACCACAACTCCTAGAATAAAAAGTTACGGTAAGTTTGATGTAAAAAAAGCAATAGATAAAGATTCAATAGGACCCTTTTTACAAATAGATGAAGCAGGAAAAGTAGTTGGTCATGAAGGTAGAACGAGAGCTATTTTAGCAAAACAAGCTGGAGCTAAAACAATGCCAGTAGAAATAAAATTACAACGCTTTAGTCAAAATAAAAAAGACTTTGAAGAAATTGCACAAACATTTTATGATAAAACTAAAAAACTTCCTGAAGACTTAAAACATTTAGGTATTACTAAATTAAAACCTCAATCATTTAGAGGTGAGGTAAGAAAAAACTATAATTATAAAATAGACAAAGACTAATAAGGAAAAAAATGTGGAGGCCAAATTAAATGGCAATAACATATAGAGGCGAAAGGTTCGCTGGATATAACAAACCTAAACGTACACCTAGTAAGTCCAAGAAGTTTGCTGTTTTAGCAAAACAAGGCGACACCATAAAACTAATTCGTTTTGGTGATCCTAATATGAAAATTAAAAAGAACCAGCCTAACAGACGTAAATCATTTAGAGCTAGGCACAAGTGTGACACCAATCCGCCTAGTAAATTAACCGCAAGATATTGGTCTTGCAAAAAATGGTAAGGAGATAATTATGCCTGGAAAAGGACTATACGCTAATATTAATAAAAGAAGAAAAGCTGGAACAAGCAGAAGCAAAAAGAAATCTACAATCTCAGCCAAAGCATATGCAAATATGAAAGCTGGATTTCCTAAAAAGAAAAAAACAACAAAGAAAAGGAGTAAATAATGCCAAGAGGAAAAGGTACATACGGAAGCAAAGTGGGTAGACCACCAAAGAAAAAAACCAAAAAAACAAAAAGGAAAAAGTGTTAATTGTTTGGTTTAATAAATAAATTTTTAGAATGGTCTTTACAAAGACAAGAAAACAAACTGTTTAAAAAACATATCAATGCACACAAAAAAACAAAAAGAAAAAAAAGAAGAAAAACTAACGGTTAATTCTTTTTCTAAATTAGAAGCATTATTAAAACTTAGAAACAATGATAGAAAAACTAATAAAACCAGTAAGCGAAATACTGGATAAGTTTGTTGCTGATAAAGATTTAAAATTAAAATTACAACACGAACTTAGTCAAGAACTACACAAAGCAAACATAGCACAGCTTGAAGTTAATAAAGTAGAAGCTGCTCATAGAAATGTTTTTGTTGCTGGCTGGAGGCCCTTCACAGGCTGGGTATGTGCAAGTGCCTTAGCATATCATTTTATCTTAGAACCAATAATTGTATTTGGTCTTGCCCTTTATAATATTCAACTAACATTACCACAGTTTGACATGGGATCACTCTTAACTGTCCTTATGGGTATGCTTGGTCTTGGTGGTTTAAGAACTTTTGAGAAAACCAAAGGTTTAACAAAATGAGTTGGGAAAACTTTAAAGAAGAAGAGTTTGCTTGCAAACATTGTGGTAAAAATGGTATTTCACACGAACTAATAAATAAGTTACAATCACTAAGAACAGAGCTGGATTTTCCCTTTGTTATAACTTCTGGGTACAGGTGTGAAGACCACCCAATAGAAGCGAAGAAGAAAACACCAGGAACTCACGCAGAAGGTTTAGCTGCTGATATATATGTAAGAGGAGAGAAAGCACTCCAGATTGTATCGAAAGCTAGAGATTATGGATTTACTGGTGTTGGCGTAAATCAAAAAGGAAACTCACGATTTATACACTTAGATATTTCGGAAGAAAAAACAAATAGACCAAGACCGCATATATGGAGTTATTGATGGACAACCCGATTTTATTTTGGAACGCAATTATTACGTTAGTGTATGTTCCTATGGTCTACAGCATACGATCTAACGCATCACAAATACAAAGAGTAGAAATCCTACTAAACAAAACCAGAGAAGAAATCCCATCACGCTACGCAACTAAACAAGACCTTCATTTAGATATGCAAAGAATTTTCGACAGATTAGACAAATTAGATGAAAAAATTGATAAACTAATCGCTGGGTAGGAATATTATGGAAATAGATTTTAGTAAATTAAACCCCCAAGAGCTTAGAGATATATTTGGCAATACTTTTGGTGGCGGAACAGGAAACAGTGGAGCAGGCAATAATACGTCTGCTGGTAATGATGTGTCTTCTGGTAATTCTTTCTTAGATGCAATAACAAAAGGAATATTAAAAAGTATAGGAAATAATACTTACACACCACCCTCAACAGACCCAACTTTTACAAGCGGATTAAACTATGCTCAATCTATAGCTGGCGGACAAAATGTACCTAACATGATTGCACCTGGTACAAGTTTTTCATCTGCTATACCTGGTGGTTTTACTCAAGATGATATTAACCGTAAAGGTTTTCCAAACCCTTTTGACCCTAATCCTATTTATAACCCACCTGGCGGCGGTCCTGGTGGTGGAGGATATAACCCACCTGGAAAAGGCGGTGGCGATGGTGTTGTTGTAAATCCTCCAGTTGTTAATCCTCCAGTTAGCGATCCTGTAGAACCTCCAATAAATTTTCCTCCAATAAATTTTCCTCCGATTAATATAGGCGGTCCTGTAGAACCACCTATTAATATTGGTGGACCTGTACCTGACCCAGTCATACCACCGATAGGTTTTCCTCCAATTAACTTTCCACCAATAGACCCACCTATTAATGTAGGAGGGCCAGTAGGAGGACCTATGCCTGACCCAGTATTTCCGCCTATGCCACCTATTAATGTAGGCGGACCTGTTGACTTACCTGGAATGGGTGGACCATCTATGTTTCCAATACCACCTATAAGTATTGGTGGAGTAGGTGGTGGATTAGATTTAGATAATTATGTAGTACCAGAAGTACCTCTTAATAATTTATTAAATCAAAGTCCACCTCAAGGACCAGTTGGTATGTCTCCACAAGAAACAGCAAAAATGTCATCACAACAAGAGTTACTAAATTTAATGTCTAATAAAGACATCTTAAAAGAAATACCAGCTGATGATGGAGTAAGAAATCAATATCAAGTTGAGCTTGATGAATACATTAATAAGTCACCTATTAATATGGATACTTATAAAGAAGAGTTACCTATAGGTAGTGCAATCAATTTAGGAATACCATCTATTATGGAAACAGTTGTGCCTATGGCAGTACCAGGATTGAGTTTAGCTAAAAATATTTCTGACTCTTTCCAGAATAATTTTTCACCAAGTCCTTCACCAAGTCCTCAACCATCTATATCATCATTTACACCTGGTATTGATTATTCAAGTGTAAGAAAATTTGGAAGATAATTAATGCCATCACAAGAAGATATTTTAAACTCAAACGAAGCAGAGTTAATTCTTAACGCTGAAACTTTTAAAAGTGCAATCGAAGAACTTAAAAATGAATATATAAATTTATGGTTATCATCAAAAGAAGATGATATAAATAAAAGAGAAAATTTACACAAAGCAATTAAACTATTACCTGAAGTCGAAAGACATCTGCGTATTATCGTAGAGAAAGGTAAAATTACAAAAGCACAATTAGGAAGATTGCACAAAGTTGTGTAAAATTTAACATAGTATTGTTAAAATATTACTTTACATTTTTAAGGATAACTTATGACCAACAACGCAAAGCCGATTGGTTTACAAACAAACTTAGAACAGACAGAACAATCATTCGAAAGTTTTTTGACTCCAAATGAGCAACCAGAAAACGAGATAGAAGAACAGGCTACTGAAGAGTTAGTCAACGAAGAAGAAATCATCGAAGATGACGAACCCTTTGAAGAAGAACTAGAAGCAGCCGAAGAAGAAGACGAACCTCAAGAAGATCAAGTAGAAGAAGAGGAGTCCGAGCAACCACAGCTATATACAATTAAAGTAGATGGCGAAGAAACACAGGTCACGCTTGAAGAACTCCAAAACGGATACAGTCGCCAAAGAGATTATACGAGAAAGACTCAAGAATTAGCCCAACAGCGAAAAGCTATTGAGGCTAAATATCAAGAGGTTTCTCAAAAAGACGCAATTTATTCACAGTTGTTACCAAAGATGGAATCAACTTTGAAGGGCGAGTTAGAAAACGAGCCAGATTGGAACGCACTTTACGAAGCTGATCCTATTGCCTATGTCCGTGAAAAAGACATCTGGAATGAGAAAAAGCAAAAGTTACAAGCCGTACAAGCTGAGTCCCAAAGACTTCAACAAGAGTCTGCGATGGCACAACAGCAACAACTACAACAGTTTTTGCAATACGGTCAACAACAGTTGCTTGAACAAATACCAGAATGGCAAGATAACGAAGTGGCATCAAAAGAAAAGATGGCAATTCGTGATTACGGTGTTAATGTTCTTGGGTACACACCTCAAGAGATGGACAGCGTTTATGACTACCGAGTTTTACTTGGTTTAAGAAACGCATGGCTACAACATAAAACACAACAAGCGACTAAAGTGAAACCAACTGAAAAAAAAGCGGCAGCTCGTACAGCCCGACCTGGCACTTCAAATGTTCCCAAGTCAACAACTCCTGTGAAAAAAGCACGTCAAAAACTGGCTAAAACTGGAAAGGTCCAGGATGCAGCTAAATTATTTGAACAAATTTTATAAACTTTTTAAACATAGGAATATATCATGGCAAAAGTAACTAACGCATTTGATACTTATTCAGCGACTTCTGATAGAGAACAACTGAGTAACGTCATTTACAACATCTCACCACAAGCAACTCCTTTCATGAGTGCTATTGGTAAAAACTCAATCAAGAACGTAGTTTTCGATTGGCAAACAGAAACTCTACCTACAGCTTCAGGTGCAGGACAGTTAGAAGGTTTTGAACTTTCAAGAGCTGCTGCAACAGCTACATCTAGAGTTAGTAACGTAGCACAAATCTCATCAAGAGATGCAACTGTAACTGGTTCACAACAGGCTTCTGACCCAGCAGGTAAGAAATCTGAAATGGCTCACCAGTTAGCTATTATGGCTAAAGCATTAAAAAGAGACATGGAAACTGCTCTTTGTCAAAAAGGTGCTAAGACAACTGGTAATGCTACAACTGCTCGTGTAACTGGTGGTTTTGAATCTTGGATTACATCTAACGTATCAAGAGGAACTAACGGTGCTGGTGCTGGTGGCGGTGCTGCTCCAACAGACGGAACTCAAAGAGCTTTAACTGAAGCCTTATTGAAAACTGTATTACAATCTTGTTTCACAAACGGTGGAGAGCCTTCAATGGCAATCTGTGGTCCTGTAAACAAGCAAGTAATTTCTGGTTTCACAGGTAGAAGTTCAGCTAGACAAATGGTTGATGCAAACACAGTAGAGGCTTCTGTTTCTATTTACGCATCAGACTTTGGTGAGTTAAAAATCGTTCCATCTAACTTCAGTAGAGAAAGATCACTATTATTAGTTGATCCTGACTATGCAAAAGTTTCTTACCTAAGAGACTTCAAAACAGTCGACATCTCAACTGTAGGTGATGCAGAAACTAAAATGATTTTGGCTGAGTATGGATTAGAAATGAGCAACGAAGCTGCTCACGGTATAGTCGCAGACTTAACAACTTCATAAGTTAGTTAGAATTTAGGGGGAGCTTCGGCTCTCCCACCCTTATTCATATGGCAACAAAACGTACAATTACCGACCACAAAACTGGTTACAAATCAGAGTTCATTACTGAAGATGACAAGTTGGTTTATCATACGACTCAAGATGTTGCTCCCGTCATTGACCACGTTAAGAAACTAAGAGACAATACACCTAAGCCTGGAAAAGATATGCGACACATCGCTGAAGTACCCATGGTAATTTGGCAAAAAGCATTACGAGAAGGTTGGTCACAAGACCGTGCAAAATGGAAAGAGTGGCTCAACAACCCAGATAATAAAGTATTTAGAACTTGGCAAGGTAAAGTATGACATACGCAGAACTTAAAACAGCAATAGCAAATTATCTAAATAGATCAGATTTAACGTCTGATATAGATACGTTCATTGATAATGTCGAAGCAGAACTTAATAGAAGATTAAGAACTAAAGACATGATTAAACGAGCAACAGCTACAGCTGACTCACAATACTTAACAGTTCCAACAGATTGGATAGAGGCCATCAATGTAGAAATTACATCAAATGATTTTAGTCCTTTATTCCAACAATCTATAGAGTCATTAGATGTCTATAGAAAAGCAAACAACAACTCTACAGGTCAACCAGTTTATTTTGCAATGGTGGATGACTCTATAGAATTAGCACCAACTCCTGATGCAGAATATACCCTACAGCTAACTTACTATGCTAAAATATCTGCATTAAGTGATTCCAATACAAGTAACTTTGTATCAGTCTCACACCCAGATGTATATTTGTATGGTGCGTTAAAACACGCTTCAATCTTCTTAATGGAAGATGAAAGAATACCAATGTTTACGCAACAGTTTGAGAAAGCATTAGAAGAAATGAGGCTTGAGCAAGAGAAAGCTGCATTTGGTAAAGGTTCTTTAATGATGAGAAGAAGAACTTACGGAAAAAAACAAAAGAAAAATTATTACTACGGTAATTAAGAAAGGAGAATAGAATGGCTGGATTTTCAGATTATTTAGAGAACAAAGTTGTTGGTCATGTATTTGGTGGATCAGCCTATACAGCTCCATCAACTTTATATGTAGCATTATATACATCAGCACCATCTGATACTGGTGGTGGAACAGAAGTTTCAGGCGGAGCTTATGCAAGACAAACAGCAGCTTTTACTGTTACTAATGATACAGCATCAAACACATCAGCTATAGAATACCCAACAGCTACAGCCGATTACGGTACTGTTGTTGCAGTAGGTATTTTTGATGCTTCATCATCTGGTAACTTACTTGCTTATGGAAACCTAACAACAAGTAAAACTGTTTCTACTGGAGATGTATTTAGATTTAATGCAGGTGCTATAGATATAACTGTAGCGTAATATCATGGCTTCAGTAGGCTATGGTTTTGGTGGATACGGTAAGTCCTACTGGGGAACACCACAATTTGAATTAGCTGAAAGCTCAATCACAGCAACATCAAACCTAACTGCGGTTGGTGTTGTACCTGTAACTGGAGAAGTATCAATAACAGCTTCTTCTAGTGTTACTGCAGTTGGATTAGTACCCGTACAAGGTGCTTCACAAATCACAGCAACATCAAGTCTTACATCGACTGGTGTTAGAATTAAATTTGGTGCGACAAGCATATCATCAACATCGAGCCTAACAGCTGTAGGTACTCAAATAGATATTGGTGGCGTGCTAATGGCAGCATCATCAAGTCTTAGTGCAACAGGCACACAAATTGATGTTGGTGAATCAAATATCACCGCATCAACAAACGTAACTGCTGTTGGTGTCTTTATCGTATCAGCAGCAAGTCAAATAAATGCTTCAAGTGACTTAGTTGTTACTGGTTCATTGGTCCAATCTGGAACCTGTAGTATTACACAAAGCAGTAGTTTTTCTGCGATAGGTAGTTTAAAATGGGAAGACCAGACTGTAGCAGATACTATTTATACAGACCAAACACCAGCTACAACAACTTGGACAGATCAGTCCGCAACAAATACTGATTGGACTGACATTGCAGCATAAACAGGAATTAAATTATGGCAGACACATATACAACGAATTTAAACTTAACTAAACCAGAGGTAGGAGCATCTACTGATACCTGGGGTACAAAGCTAAACGCTGACCTTGATTCACTTGATGCGATCTTTGCATCTAATGGTACTTCAGTAGCATTAAACTTAGACGGAGCAGTAATTGATAATTCTGTCATTGGTGGCACAACTCCAGCTGCGGGATCATTTACAAGTTTAGATGCATCAGGAAATATAACAGTTGGTACTAGCGATACAATTATCGCTGAAAACAATATAAGATTTAAATCAGCAGGTGCTTCTTATATTGACCACTTTACTGTAGGACAAGATATTAATTTTAGGGTTTCAAACTCTTCATCACTTGATATAAATGCTTTAACAATTGATAGTTCAGGAAATATTGGATTTGGACAAACTAGCCCAGTAACTTTTGGAGCTGGTACAAAAGGACTTACTATAAATGGTTCAACATCTCACATTACTTGGCAAAATAGCGGAACGAATGTTGCCTTTGCATACAATAGTGGTAATAATTTTATCATTGGCTCAGAACAAGCTGGTAGTAGCACTATTTTTACTGCTGCAGGTTCACAACATATGCGTATTGATAGTTCAGGCAACGTTGGAATTGGAACTAGTAGTCCAAGTACTAAATTAGACGTAGTTGGTAGCGGTAAATTTCAACCAGCGGTAGGTGGTGGCGATGCTTTAGTAACGATAGCTCAAACCAACTCTAATGCTTATGTTCATGCTGGTGTAAAAATTAATGCTGGTAATGCAAATCCTTTTTATATTTATCAATCAGGAAGCTCTAATACTTTAAGATTTAATTACAACAGTTTATCTGATGCTGGTGGTCAGATGGTCATTACAGATGGTGGCAATGTTGGAATTGGAACGGCTAGTCCTGATACAAAACTTCATGTGCATAAAGGAAGTGCAGGTAGTGTAACAGCACTATCAGATAGTTCATTAGTTATAGAAAATAGTACACACAACTATCTGACATTCTTATCTCCAAACAATGTAGAAAATGCAATTATATTTGGAGATGCTGATAGTAATAATGTAGCTTCTTTCGGTTATAACCATTCTTCTAATCACATGGGATTCGCTACAAATGGCTCAGAAAGAATGCGTATTGATAGTGCTGGAACGATATATCAAGGTTGTACATCTCCAACATTGCATTCAGCAGTTACAGGTATAGTATTTACAAATGGATCATTAATAACTGACTCTACCAGAATTGATGGTGGTGCTATAACACTTTCTCAAAATTTAGCAGTAGATTCTGGAAATACTTATGCATATTTAGCTAATGGTGAAGGTAGTTATTATCAGCAATTTAATGGTAATCATTATTTTGCAACCGCAGCTTCAGGAAGTGCAGGTGCAGATGCATCACTTTCAACATTAATGACTATTGCTAATAATGGAGATTTACTTGTAAATTGCTCATCACTTCCTTCTGCTTCTGTAAAAGGGTTTGGTATAGACGCAAAAAGCACGATTGGAATGATAGTTACTTCATCAAGTGCAACTGGGGGAGATAGCCATATGCAAATGTTTAATCCCAATGGACAAGTGGGAAGCATTGTAACCTCTGGTTCAAGCACAGCATTTAATACATCATCAGATTATAGATTAAAAGAAAATGTAAATTATGACTTTAATGCTCTTGATAGAGTTGCACAATTAAAACCAGCTAGGTTTAATTTTATAGCTGATGCAGATACAACAGTTGATGGTTTCTTAGCGCACGAAGTACAAGACATAGTGCCTGAAGCAATTACTGGTGAAAAAGATGGAGTTGATAGTGAAGGTAATCCAGAATATCAAGGAATTGACCAAAGTAAATTAGTTCCACTATTAGTAAAAGCTATACAAGAACAACAAGAACAGATTGATGATCTTAAATCAAGAATAGAAACACTAGAAGGATAACATCATGCATTTTATAACAGATACAATAACAACAATAACTTACATAGTAACAATCGCATCTATCATCGCTGCCTTTACACCATCAACAAAAGATGATGCCTGGATAGATAAATTATTTGGTTACATTGATTTATTGGCATTAAATTTTAAAATAAAAATTTATCAAAAGGAGAATAAATAATGGCAAATACATATACATGGGATTGTAAAACAGTTGATGTTTACCCAAATCACGACAGTCACTCAGACGTTGTTTATAACGTACATTGGCGACTAAACGCAGTAAGCGACCAACAAGATGCTGAAGGTAATGATTACACAGCTTCAACGTATGGCACGCAGGCTATTAACGCAGATGATATAGAAAACTTTATACCGTTTGCTGATCTTACTAATGAAATAGTAAGTGGTTGGGTTACAGATGTTATGGGCGAAGATGAAGTTTCTGGTTTAAAAGAAAGCCTAGACAACAACATTGATGGCCAAATCAATCCAACAAGCGAAACAAAAACAATAGCAGGTTAATAATGCCTTTGCTACCAGTCACCCCTCCCGCTGGAGTAGTCACGAATGGAACGGACTATGGTAACAAAGGGCGTTGGACTGATAGTAATTTAATACGTTTTCAAAATGGTTTTTTGCGACCTCTTGGTGGTTGGGAAAAAATAAGAGATACAGCTTTAACAGGTACGCCGACAGGAATGTTTGCATACATTACTAATTCTGGTAAAAAAGTTTTAGCGGTTGGAACAAGACAAAAGATTTATGTCAACCATGCTGGAACTTGGTATGACATTACTCCTTCTGGTTTTGTGTCTGACCAATCAACAGACCCACTTGGATACGGTGCATATAACTATAATGTCGAAGACTACGGTGATGCTAGATCACAGTCTGGTTTATTCTTTGATTCTAAATCATGGTCTTTTGATAACTTTGGTGAAGACTTACTTTTCTGTTGTGCAAGTGATGGCAAGATTTATAAATGGTCACCTTCTGCACCATCAACTATAGGCTCACAGCTAACTAATTCTCCTACAGGATGTTCTGGTGTATTAGTCACCAATGAACGTCATGTGATAGCTCTAGGAGCTGGTGGCGACCCAAGAAAAGTACAATGGTCATCAAGAGAAGCAAGTACAACCTGGACAGCTGCATCAACAAATACAGCTGGTGATTTACAAATACCAACAGGCGGTAGAATATTAAGTGCCGTTAAATGGCAAACAGATGTCATTATCTTTACTGATACTGGTATCGCAAGACTTTACTATACAGGTTCTCCTTTTATATACGGTATTCAAGATGCTGGTACTAACTGTAAAGCTGCATCACCTAGAACAGTTGTAACTTCTGGTAACTTTTTAACATGGATGGGTGAAAACTCTTTCTTTGTTTTTGATGGATCGGTTAAAGAAATCAAGTGTGATGTGCATGATTTTGTGTTTGATGATATACGATATAACTATAGAAGATTATCTTGCGGTGGACATAACTCTAACTTTAATGAAGTAATTTGGTTTTTTCCAAAAGGTAGTGACCAAAAGACACCTAATAAATATGCTATTTGGAATTATGTTGATAATGTTTGGTCTATTGGTTCTATGGATAGAGGATGTTGGATAGACCAAGGTGTTTTTGATTATCCGATTGCTTGTGATTCACTTGGTAATGTTTATCAACATGAAAGTACAACACTTAGTAATTCTGAAAATTTAGGAACAGCCGTTCCGTATGCAGAATCAGGACCTATAGAAATAGGTAACGGTGATAACTATGTGCAATGTAACCAAATATTACCTGATGAAGAAGCTAACAGCTTACCAGGAGTCACATTAAGTTTTAAAGGAAGATTTACACCACTTGGTCCAGAAACAGATTTTGGAAGTTTTACGTTTGAAAATGATGGTTATACCGATGCAAGGTTTACAGCACGACAAGTACAGATGACAGTAACAGGATCAACCAATCAAAATTTTCAAGTAGGCAATATACGATTAGATGTAAGAAATAGAGGTCGTAGATAGTGGCAAGAAGAACGCTGACACGACCAGGTGAAGATTACGATAAGAACTATCTTAACTATTTAATATCAGAGATAGAATATCAAACGGGTATGACTTTCAACAAAGGTGAAAGAATACAAATAAATGGTGGTGATGCCACCGAGTTAGTATTGGTAAGTCCAAATGGAACGAAATATAAAGTTAGTGTCGCAGATGACGGAACACTCTCCACCTCCACAACAGTCTAAAGAAGACTGGGAAGTAGAGTTTGACAGGTTAGAGCATCATATTATTCGTGCAATAAAGCACCAAGATATGTATAATTTAACTGATATTAAAGAAAAAATAGGCCAAGGAATGTTTCATATATGGCCTGGTAAAGACTCTGTAATGATAACAGAGTTTGTAGAATATCCCAGAGTGAAAGTAATGAATTTAATATTCTGTGCTGGTGACTACAAAGAGCTAGAGTCAATGTTACCTAGCTTTGAACAATTTGCAAAACATTTTGGATGCAAAAGAATTTATGGTGGTGGTCGTAAAGGCTGGCTGCGAAAAATAAAACATCTTGGCTTTGAACAAGAATATCTGGTTAGAAAAGAATTATGAGTAAAGGAAAAAGCACAACTACAACAACGACTGACCCAGCACAAATGGAGATATACCAGGACCTTTATAGTAAGGCCCAAGGTATAGCTTCACAACCTTTTGTTCCATACACAGGTGCAAGAGTAGCAGGATTTAACCCAGATCAATTAATGGGATTTGGTGCAACAAGAAATATGTTTAATCAATCAATGGGTTTTGATCCTAGAAGTCAATTAAACAATTTAGCTTATATGTCTGCTCCAAGTGTTAATTTACCATTTGGTTATAATCAACCACAACAACCTTCTCCAATCTTCCAACCTATGCCTATTACTGGCGGCGGCGGTAGAAGACCAACTCCACCTATATCAATCGGTGGCCCAGGAGGCGGTGGACCTGTTTTTCCTTCACCAACTCCAGGTACAGGTTATGACCCAATGCCTAAAATGACAATGGGAGATGGAACAGACAGAAATAGACCTTTGGTTGGCACAGATTTAAGAGAGGCTGGATTTCTAAATATGCCTGAAGCAATTTTTGATGGACCACGAGTATCAATGGAAGAAGCAGAGGCTTCACTAAGAGCTGCTGGTGGTGGTAGAGGACCAGGATATTTTGGTGATAATCCAGAGGTCTTAGCACAACGACAAAAAACCAGAGAATCATTAATTGCTGAGGGATTTGATCCAGATAGACCTCTTCAAGCATTTGGTTCATCGGCTGACCCTAGAGCTTCAAGACCTAGAGGACCTATTGTAGGCGGTAATGTTCCTGGAGGCGGTGGCATTAACTACGGTGGTCTATTGCAACCTCCAACTCCTCCAAAACCAATACCTTCACAAGACTTTGGTTTTGGTCCAGGAATTAGACCATCAGAAATTATTAATTCAGATGGCACTATGACTGGTTCAGCAGGAGTAACTGTTCGTAGACCTGACCCAATACGAAATCCTATTAGACCAGGTTTACAGTCACAAACTAATCCATTTTCACCAACTCAATTAGGTCCAGCAGCAATGCAACAAGCATCAAACATAGCTCCAGTAGACTTATATAGTGGTGCTTCTGTTAATCGTGGTGATGTAAGAGATATAACACCAAGGTCTTTATTAGATACAGATATAGGTGCGTATCAAAACCCTTTTCAATCACAAGTTATAGACAATACACTCGGTGATTTAAACAGAGCAAGACAGATGCAAATACAAAGCGACCAAGATGCAGCAATCGGAAGAGGTGCATTTGGTGGTTCGCGTTCAGCCTTATTAGAATCAGAAACAAACAGAAACTTTGCAGAACAAGCTGGTAAGTTAGCTAGTAATTTACGTTCGCAAGGTTTTGATAGAGCAACAGGTTTAGCTGGACAAGATATAGATAGACAGTTTGGAGCAGATAGATTTATGTCTGATGCAGACAGAGCTATTGCTATGCAAAACGCAACCTTTGGTCAACAGGCTGGTTTAGCAAGACAAGGCTTGCTTGGTGATGTTGCACAAAATCAGGCAAGATTAGACGCGTCAAGATTTGCTGCTAACCAAGATGCTTTAAATAGATTTGGTTTACAACAAGGACAGTTTAATAATCAAATGAACATGGGAATGTTTGATGCTGCTAATAGAGCTGCATTTATGCAACCAGAATTAGAAATGAGAAACAGACAGTTCCAAGCTGGTTTATTAAGCGACCAATTAAGCGACCAATACAGAAGTCTTGGTATGCTATCTAGTATCGGTTCACAACAACAAGGACTACAACAAAGAGGCATGGATGCTGGTTACAACGAGTTCTTACGAGCGCTTGGTTACGGCCCACAACAACTTGGTTTATTGGCTCAAGGTGTTAGTGCGTTGCCTACGCAGAGTAATGTTAGTCAAAGTTATAAACCTGGAACTTTTGAACAAATAGGAGGTGCTGCTGGAGCTATAGGATCAATTATGGGTTTATTTTCTGATGAAAGATTAAAAGACAATATTACACTTGTTGGTAAATCTAAAGGACATAATGTTTACACTTGGACATGGAATGATGTTGCTAAAAAACTTGGTATTAACACACCTGAGATTGGTGTTATTGCTCAAGAAGTTGCACACATACCTAATGCAGTATTTGAACATGAAAGCGGTTACTTAACAGTTAATTATGGAGCTTTATAAATGGCAAATATATTTCAAAAAATAGGAAGTGCTTTTGGTCAATACGGTATGGATAATCGTATGCCAACAGATCAATTTTTGAATTTACCAAAAGGCGATAGAAGACAAATGCAAATTGAAGGCTTGCAAAAGTTTAGTGAGGCTATGAATCTTATTGGCGCACAACAATCTGGCGATCCGTCAAGAATTGCTCAAGCGCAAAACGCAATCAAACAAAGACAATTAGATGAAGAAGATGCTAAGAGGAAAGCAGAGCAGGAAAAAGCAATTAATGCTATGAGTCCAGAGCAACAACAAATATATAAAACTTTTGGTCCTAGTGCTGCATTTCAATATCAACAAAACTTGCAAGCTGGTGAAATAGCAGGAATGGCAGAACAAAGACAAATACAATCTTTAATTAATGCTGGTTACACACCAGAACAAGCAAACGCAATAGTTGTTGGTGGTTTAAAACCAAACGAGGTTAAAAACTTAAATGTTTCTTCAGGTCAAAGTATTATTGATGAAACAAATGAAATTGTTGAAACTTTAAACAAAGATACAGGTATGCAAAATGACTATTCTAATTTAGACCAAGCATTTGGGCCTGTTGATGCATTTCAAGAAAATATTATAAATAAACCATCAAGATTTTTATTTGGTGCTGATCCTGCTGGTGATACAGCAGCAGCTATAAGAGATAGAGATAATTTAAACTTAGAAATTTTAGCAACATTAGCAAATGATTATACTGGTAGACCAAGTAATTTACTTTTAGGCGAAATTAAAAAGAATATTCCAGAGGGTTCTGCAACTTCTGAAGCGGATGCTTTTCAAAAATATTCAAATTTTAAAATACAAACACAATCAAGAATTGCAAATTTAGAACAAGGAATTAGAAGTGAAAATGTTAGCGATGCTACGAAAGAAAAGTATAGAGAAGAATTAGTAAAATCAAAAACTTTATTAAAAAAACTAGAAGCAGCAACAGCATCGTTAGCTCCTAAAGATAGTGTTTCAGTAAAAGCAGATACAAATTTTGTATCCGAAGGAAAATATAACAACTATTTTATAAATAAAGGAAATGATTTTTAATCATGGCTACCTATCAAGAGCTTCAACAAAAACAACAAGCACAAAAAATATTTGAAGAGTTAAAAGCTGATGGCTTCAAGTTACTTCAAGAAGGTAAAATTGATGAACTTACTTTTAACACAAGAGTAAGAGATGCTGGTGTTGAGCTTGGTTTAATCGGCCCTAATGAATATCCTGGCAGACTTCCTGGTTTTGTAGAGCCAGTATTAGAAGTCGCTGGTGGTATCGGTGGTGCTATCGCTGGTATTCCTGGTGGTTTACCTGGCATGGCTGTTGGTGCTGGAGTTGGAGCAGGCGGTGGTTCACTATTAACAGATTTTATAGGAGATATAGTTTCTCCAAATATGCCATCACCTTCTGCTGGTCAAAGAGCAAAAGATGCGGTCATCACAGGAACTATTGATACTGCTTTAACAGCCGCAGCTCCAGGAGCAGGTAAATTTTTATCATCAACTATTAAAGAAGGAATAACTGGTGGTAAAAATATAATAACTAAAGGTGCTGATAAATTAGCTGGAGTAGTACCAAGTTCAGGTCAAAGAGTTGGTTTTGCTGAAAAGGCATTAGGTATTACTGATGATGCGGCTAAAAAAGCAGAACTACTAGGCAAGGAAGGTATTGAATTATCACTTGGTCAAGCAAGCTCATCTCCTTTTGTAAGAGGTGCTTATGATTTATCAAATCGTATGCCTTTAGCTGGTAAACCAGGACAAGCACAATTAAAAAATGTTTTTGAACAAGTTAATAAAGCATTAGATAAAAGAATATCTCCATCTGCAAAATTAAAACCATTGAGCGAGTCTGAAAGATCGGATTTAATCAAAGAAGTTGGTTTAGAAAACTTTAATACTTGGAGAAAATCATATTCAACAGTTTATAAAAAAGCAGACTCTATAAATAAAGCAAAGGGTGAGTTTTTTGATATGACTCCTTTAGCGAATACTGCAAATAGAGTTACTTCACCAAGTAAATTTACAGATGCTCCAAAAGAAATAGTAGATTTGTTAGATGAATTAAAAATTAACAAAGGTAATAAAATAAAATTTAATGATGTAAAAGCACTTGATACAAGAATTACAGATTTGTCTAAAAAATATGATCCAGCAGTATCTCAAGTACCAAATAATTATGCCTTTAGAACCGCAAACGCATTACTAGATACAATGAAAAGACAGCTTAGAGACCCAAGAGATGAAGCTGGTCGTTTATATTCTGCTGGTGATAAGATGTTTAAAAACTATATGCAAAAAGTAGAAAACAAAACAGGTAAAGAATTCCAAAGAGCATTAGGAAGAGGAGCATTAAGACCTGGTATTGGCAGACCTCCTACCGCAAGAATAGAAGACTTATATAGCAAAACTTTTGGTAAAAACAAAAGTCCAGAAGCAGTAAGAGAGCTGAGAGCTTTAGTCGGTGATAAACAAGTTAATGAATTGGCTGCAAATTATTTAGATGATATTTTTGGTAAATATATAAAATCAGAAAAAAGAGATTTTGCTAAATTATTTGATGAGCTTGGTTTATCAAATCCGCAAAGTATGCAGTATGAAGCTACTAAAGAATTATTAAAAACTTACAAACATACAAACATAGATGATTTATCTAATCTATTAGGTGCATTAAGAGAGTTCCCAGAAGTATTACCAGAAGTTAATCAATTTATACAAAGATCAGGTATGCTTAGAGCTGCTAACTCATTAGGACCTAGTGCTATGGTTGGTATGACAGGAGCAAGTGCAAGCGGTGGTATTGGTGCTTTTGCTGGTTTAGGAATGATGTATGGTTTAAACAGATTTTTATCAAAACCATTTAACAAAGAATTGATTAAGCAAGCAAATACTGGAAACAAAGAAGCACAAAAAGAATTCTTAAGAAAGTTTTTAAACTTCTTACCACAATCATTGCCAAGCGGTTTACCAGCTTCAACGGTTGCAGTACAACCCCTAGTTCCAGTTGTTGAGGATCAGATACTCGGTAACAACTAACATGACATACCATGACACGCAAAACGGAGCGGATAGGTAGGAGTGGAGAGTACCTAGCTTGCTCAGTTATTGCGAGAGAATCAGACACCGTCACAGTAATGCCTCATACATCCCATGCGGATTTAATCTTTGAATGGAAAAGTAAACTCTACCGATGCCAGGTTAAAACAGTTACACATATAGAAAAGAGAAAAAAAAACTGGCGATTTGATTTACGCAAAGGCAGAACAACAACAGGAAGACATTATAAAAAAAATCAAATTGATATTGTCGCTATGGTAAATCTTGAATACCAGACTATATGTTTTAGAGCCTTTTGTGATTGTCAAACCACACAAATCACGATAAAGGACGAAATTATGAAGTCGACCAATTCTATCCAAAGTTTTAAAGATGCTATGAAATCTTTAAGCATGACGGATATATGACGGATAGGTAGAAAAGCTATATGTTTAGCTTCTCTAAATACCCTAAAAAATGGCTGATTTCTGCGTGTGGGCCCTTAGCTCAGTTGGTAGAGCAATTCCCTTTTAAATATTTTTTTTTAATTTTTTAACTAATTGATAAAATTATATTTTTTTAAAATAACCCTTTGTTTCCGCCATAAAATCAGTTATATTAATACACTATAGGTAATTGAAATACACGTCTGTCCGCTCTTAAATGACGGATATATGACGGATGGGAGCAAACAATGGCGGCAAAATACACAACTGATAAACAAATAAATAGTCTTAAAATCTATCCAACTGGATACTATATTCATTGCAGAATTGATGGCAAAAGAAGAGAGAAAAAAATAGCACCAAGAAATGTATTAATAAACATTGCAAGAAAAGAAGCACAAAAGATATTAGGTTTAATTGCACAAGGTATTGATCCTTTTGAAGAAAAGAAAAAGAAACAAAAGGCAAATGAATATACAGTCGATAATATGTGGGAGAACTACATCAAAAGTTTGCAACATAAAAATCAAGAAACAAAAACAAAAGAAAATATTTATATAAAAAACATACAACCCTTCTTTGGTAATACTACCGCGTCAAAGGTTAGTAAAAGTGATTTAGTACAATGGTTCCAGGAGCTAACAAAAAGAAGTCCAACGGTAGCAAATAAATGTTTAGTATTTTTAAAAGCAGCTTACTACTATTCTATCGATGTATTGGAACTGTTAGATAAAAACCCTACTAAAAAGATAAGCAAAAACTATGAGGTGGCAAGAAGTAGGTATTACACAGATGAAGAAAAGAAAGCTATCTTTATAGAACTAGCCAGAAGATATGAAGAAGACCCTAGTCTTATATATTCAGTATCTAAAATAGGACTACAGTTCTTTACTGGTGCCAGAGGCGATGAAATATCTAAAGCTAAATGGAAACATCTAGTCCAAGATGAGAGAGGTAATAGAATAGAATTACCAGTTTTAGACCATAAGACTGGGTTAAAAACAAATAAGAAAAGAGTTATTTGGTTAAACGACCAGGCTATGAAAATTATTTATAAGCTAAATAATTTAACTAATAAGTCTGAAGACAGCACTATAGTTAAAGTAAAAAGTGTTAGAAAAATTTGGAATAAAACAAGAGAAGTATGCGGTTGTCCAGATTTACAACTGCATGATCTAAGACACTCTTATGCCTCAACAGCTATAAACTCTGGGAAGATGTCTACTAAAGAAGTTGGAACTTTACTTGGTCATACAAGTCTAGCATCAATGGATAGATATATGCACATCTACGACCAAACATCTACTACAAATGCCAGCTTAGTTGGTAATGCAATAGATGATGGTTCTGTAAAGTTAATTAATTAATCTAAAGGGTTACCGTCTGGGTCAACACCGTAGACCATTTCTAATTCAAGTTCGATATAGTGAATGGCTTTTCGTAAGTCTTTCACTCTATCTTCTTTTTCTCTGGTTACATACTTAACTACATTAGTTAAGTTAGGCGTTAATCCATTACTGTAAGCATACTCCAATGGTTGTATGCCTTTATCTTTGTAATGGCTTCCACCAATTTGTTTTTGTGTTGCTTTCATTCTGGCTCTATCCCACTCTTCAGGTGTTGCATTATCTATACTCATTTATTCCTCCAAATAATGATTTAATTTTATTGATAAATTTTATGTAATTTTTTTCTGTAGTTTAAATCTCAATATTATTTCTATTATTTTTGTTCAGCTACTTGCTTTATTAAAATTACATCGAGTAGAATATCACAATCACGAAGTAATAGGTAATAACATGGAAGAAAAAATATTTTTAAATCAAAACGAACTTGCTGAGCGTTGGGGAATGTCTCCAAGAACTTTAGAGAACTGGCGTTCACATGGCAAAGGACCATCGTATGTAAAGTTAGGCGGTCAAGTTAGATACAAGTTCGAGGAAATCAAAAAGCTAGAAGAATCATCACAAGTCGGAGAGTAACTTGGTCAACGCTAGAAATAAAGGTAGGCGTGGAGAACGAGAGGTCATTGATGAAATCAAAGAACTTTTAGGTATCCAATTAGAAGTAAACTACTCACAAACATTCGGCGGTGGTCACGACCTACTTGGCTTAGATGGTTTTGCAATCGAAGTTAAAAGAAGAAAAGTTATAACACCAGGAGACTTAAAAAACTTCTGGGAACAAACAACCACACAAGCAAAGAAGGTAAGACTCTTGCCATGCTTATGGTTTAGAGCTGATAGATCAGACTGGCGTGTAATGATTGCAAACACTTACGCCATCAAAAACAATTTATTTGAAATGGAAGATTTTAATATTGCTATGAATATTTCTACGGAACTATTTGCAGCACTAATCAGAGAGGAGTACGGACTTGTCACACGCGATATTGTCACCCAGTAGCATTAATAGAATTATTAGATGTCCAGCTAGTGCAAAGATAAACGCAGCTGCGGAACGTAAAGGTAGCATGGCAGCAGCTAGAGGTACTTCTACTCACGAAATGGTAGAAGCCTTGCTTAAAAACAGATTAGATGGAATTACATTATCAGACTACTATCTTGGTAGAACGGTAGATGTTGACGGATTTAGTTTTGATATCACGCAAGATGATATCGACATGGCAGAAATCTATGTTGAATACATTAATAGAAGAACTGAAGAACTAAACGGTAAATTACTTGTAGAAGAAAAAGTAAATGCTCCAGATATAAATGATGATCTCTGGGGAACTGCTGATGCAGTTATCCTGGGCGAAGGTAATAGAATGGTCGTTGGCGATTTAAAGTCTGGTGCATGGGCGGTAGATGTTGTGATGAACGAACAGCTAATGTGCTACGCCCTAGGTTGCCTATCAAGATGGGGTAACGAAGATACAGTCATAGAAATGACAATCATACAACCAAACAAAAAAGCCTTTCATAAAGATGGGCCTATACGAACTTGGGATATTCAAGCAGTCGACTTAGTTGACTGGGGTTTGAATATTCTAAAACCAGCTTGTGATGAAGCAATGGGTGATGAGCCTAGCTTTAATGCTGGAACTTGGTGCAAATTCTGTTCACACAAAGAAGTTTGCGAAACATATAAATCCATGGAGGATACAAATGGTAAATGAAAAGAAAGAGCAACCTCTTTTGAGTTTTACGGATAAAGACGGAAACCCAAGAGAGATATTTGAGAGAGACTTAACTGATAGAACAAGACCTATGGTTGAAGAAATCAGTAAAGACTTGCAAGCAGAGCAACAGTTAAACGAAGCCTATCAACTGGCAACTAAAACTGTGCATCACATGGAGTCGGTTAGAAAAAATGTAGCTAACACTTTAGAGAAGTTAGAAGCAGAACTACCGCCTTATAAAAAACCTGTGAAGTTAGAAGGTGTCACTAAGGAGATTAACTAATGTCATTAGCAGCAATACAAAAGAAAGCAAAAGCAAAACCAAGTATTGTCATTATCTATGGTCCTTCTGGACTAGGTAAAACAACACTTGCTGTAGGAAGTAAAAATCCTATTGTTTTGCAAACAGAAGAAGGTTTGGGAATCTTAACTAACAACAGAGACATCCCTCACTTTCCACTAGCAAGAGACTACGATACTTTTTATGGGTATCTAAAATCTTTAGTTGATGCAGATGAACTTGAATACAATACTTTGGTTATTGATAGTTTAGATTGGTTAGAGCCACTTATTCATGCAAAGACTTGTGAGGCACACAAACAACCATCGATTGAATCTTTTGGTTATGGTCGTGGTTATGCAGAAGCGTTGAAGTATTGGAGAGAGATACTTGATTTAGTTAATAGATTAAGAAACGAAAAGAAAATGCGTGTTGTTATGATTGCTCATAACCAAATTAAAGCATTTCACGATCCAAGCACCGAAGCATACGATAGGCATGAATTAAAAATGCATAAGGCAGCAAGTGCATTAGTCTTAGAGGCTAGTGATATGTGTTTATTCCTAAACTACAAAAAAGGAACTGTTAAAGTTCAAGGTAGTAAAGGTTTGACAAGTAAAACTGTTCAATCTGGCAGGGTGTTAGTGACAACTGAATCACCAGCTGCGGTTGCCAAGAATAGATATGGATTACCAGAAGAGATACCAGTCGTAGAAGAAGGCGATGACTTTATTGTTAGAGCTGAAAAGACTTGGGCTGAAATCGGTAAACTCATAGCGAAGTAATGGCAACGCAAAACGAAAAACTAATATTCTTTTTAACGAAAGCCAAAATATTGGTTGAAGATTGCATGGAAAAAAACGGAGATGATGACCTTATTCTCCCGTTAGGTGCAAACAGAGTCTTAGCAGATGTTGTTGACGCACTTGAAGAAGAAATAAGTCGAGCGAATGATTACGAGGAATACGATCCTGGGTAATTAAATATTAATTGTTAAATTTTTACGGAGGTAACAACATGGATTTAACAGAATTCGGTTTGGATAAATTAGAAGCTGGAGAAACATCTGGCGGTGGAGAAAAGGTAAAGCCTGGAAGATACAACTTTGAATATGCTGGCTCAGAAATGATTGAAGGCAGAAACGGTTGGAAGGCTTTGAAGATTCACTTTGATGTTGAAGGCGAAATAATAAAAGTAAGTCATGCTTTTACTATGGCACATAACAATGACAAGCCTGTTGAGATAGGCAGAGAGTCATTAGTTAAAATGCTAAATGCAATGGGAGTAGCGTCAATGAAAAATACTGATGAACTTCTGGGTAAAAAAGTAGAAGGTGAACTTGTCGTTGGTGAGAAAGGTTATTTAGAGATTGCAGATAACTTTGGTAATGGTTGGAAACCTTACGGAACTACAACTGCTAAAGAAAATGTAGACCCTAAAGAAGTATTACCAAAAGAAGAAATCTTCCCAAGCGATGTAGATGACGAAGACGACTTACCTTTTTAATAATGATGATCTCAAGTATCGGAGGCCAAGTTTATGTTCATACTGTCACGGCTTGGCTTCTCCCTTACTTCATATTCGCAACGGCAAAATTAAAGCTGCTTGTTGCTATGAACATCTTAAATTTATTGGAGAAGGTAAAAAAATGGAGCAAATTAAAAATTTCGCACAGATTAACGAGGAGCTGTTATCTGTTGCATTAAAAGATAGTAAGTCAACATATCTAGAGGTTTCTAAAAAAAATAATTCCTTTGTTCTGCATGAATGGACTAAAGAAGATAGGATAGATTTTGTAAGAAGGCTTGTGTCAAGTTATCTCAATAACTCCAAGGCACAGGCAGATGACTGACTTAACGCAATTTTATGGAGATAAAGGCGTTGTTATAGATGACAACTATGCCTTTAGTAATACAAGTAAATCTAATGCTGATTTAATTAATGAGATGCGTTCTCATGGTTTATTAGTTGATTTCTTAGATACAACAGGAAACTTAGTTAGAGTACCTGTAAGTGCTGGGCCGAATCATCGACCAGATAAAGGTGGGGAGCGTTCAGGATATTATGTTTATAACCAATTAGATCAAAACTTTGTATGCGTTTATGGTAATTGGCGTACTAATTTAGAGAACAAGTTTACTTCCTATAATCCTAATGAGATGTCTGCGGAGCAAAAAAGGATATTACAATCCAAGCTCGAGGAGGCACAAAAGAGGAGAGAAGAGGCTAAGAAAATACAACATGAGCAAGTTGCCGTATACGTTAAAGAAAAGTTTGCTGGTGCGAATGAAGTTATAGAGCATAAGTATCTCACAGATAAAAAGATTAAAAATTATGGGTTAAAAACGATTAATGGAAACCTATTAATCGGTGTGCATTCTATCATAAGAAATAATGATAATGGAACATTAGTTTCAGAAATAAAGTCACTTCAATACATTATGCCAGACGGAAGCAAAAAGTTTGCTGGAGGTGGGGAAGTTAAGGGAAATGTTTTTCTTATTGGTTGTGAAGCATTTGAATTACCTGGTTTAGAAACGATTATTTTATGTGAAGGATACGCAACAGGAGCTTCTATATACGAAGCTACAGGCATACCTGTCGCCGTGGTATTCTCTGCAAATTTCTGTGTCTCTGCGTGTACGAGATTGCGTTCTATAACGGGTGCAAAGTTTATTATTGCACTTGATAACGATACCTCTGGGATTGGTGAGAAATGTGCCAATGAAGTAGTTAATAGTATTACTAATGCAGTTTCCAGATTGCCTTCTATTATTGGTGACTTCAATGATTTGTATTTGGAGAAGGGATTAGAACAAGTTAAGTTAGAGTTAATAGAGTCTAAGTTTAATATTAGACAATATGCTATTCGTAACTTGGTTGAAGAGCCAAAACCAATAGAATGGTTAGTAGATAGTTTTATTCCTTTTGGTAAACCAGGAATAATTGCGGCAGTTGGTGGCGTTGGTAAGTCTTTATCAATGATTCAGTTAGCTCTAGGTATTGCAACTGGCGGTGATTGGTGGGGTAAACATATAAAACAAAAAGGCTCAACTGTAATTTTTGCAGCTGAAGATGATCTTGGCGAAGTACACAGAAGGATTGCATCATTAGACCCATTAGGTTTGCGGTTTAAATCTGAATACGATGTTTATGTATTTCCTATTCCAGAACAAAAAGAGCCAATGATATTATTAAGAGAAGAAGGGGTAACATCACAAGCGACTGAATTAGTAGAGGAATTAAAGACAATACCTAACTTAAAACTGGTTGTATTCGACCCATTACAAGCATTTACTACTGGAAATATCAGTTCAAGTAATGAAGTTGGCCAGTTATGGGGTAGTTATTGTGCAAATATAAGTGCCAGATTAGGTGTTACGACTCTTACTGTTCATCACTTGGCAAAATCTGCCCTTACGAATGATTCAGACGATGCACTTTCGCACCGTGCTGAGATAAGAGGAGCATCAAGTATTACAGATAGTGTTCGTTTCGCGATAGCCATGTGGTTAGCGGATAACGATACTTGCGAAAAGATATGCATGGAGCAAGGCATACCAGTTGACAGAATGGCGGTAGTAAAAGCCAGTCTAGTTAAAAGTAATTCTGGAAACGTAGATTATGCAACTAAGACGTTGGTTAGACGTGGTGCAGTTTTAGAAATTTTAGAAAATAATAAATCCTTTGATTGGGATTAAGGAGAAAGGAGAATGAACGGAAAGGGAAGCGACCAACGACCAAGACAAATAGATAAGAAAACTTTTGAAGATAATTGGGATAGGATTTTTGGTAAGAAAAAGACCAAAAAAGAAACCAAAAAGAAAGATAAAGGGAGCAAATAATATGAGTGAAACTCGAACAGTAATTAACCAGATTAAAAAACAAATTGAGCAAAATGAAATATTAATTGAAGCGATTGAGCGTTACAGAAAACAACAATTACAGGCATTAAAAAAGGAAATTTTAGCTCTTAAAACTGATGAAAGATAAAGATATTACAGTTTGGTTTAGTTGTGGTGCGGCAAGTGCCGTGGCGGCTAAAAAAACTATTGAGCTTTATGGTGCAAATAATCGTATCAGAGTTGTTAATAATCCTATTAAAGAAGAACATCACGACAATCAAAGATTCTTAAAAGATATTGAAAAGTGGTTAGGTATAGAGATTGAATATGCAATTAACCCCAAGTTTCCAGATCAATCATGCGAAACAGTATGGAGAGAGAGAAAATTTATGTCTGGCAACTTTGGAGCGCCATGCACATTACATCTAAAGAAAAATGCTAGGCAAATATGGGAAGTTAAAAATAAATCTGATTATATTGTCTTAGGCTTTACTGCTGATGAAGAAAAAAGAGCAGAAAGATTCAAACTTACGCAAAGAGATGATTTGCTTACAGTTTTAATTGATGCAGGTATAACCAAGCAAGGGTGTTTTGATATTTTATTAGATGCTGGAATTAAATTACCTGAAATATACTCTTTTGGTTATCCTAATGCTAATTGTATTGGTTGTGTTAAGGCTAGTTCTCCAACTTATTGGAACTTAGTGCGTAAGACATTTCCAGATGTATTTGAGCAAAGAGCAAATCTATCAGAAGAATTAGGAGCTAACTTAGTTAGGTATAAAAATAAAAGAATACCGTTGAGAGAATTGCCAGTAGATGCAAAAGGTAGAGACTTAAAATCTTACAACTTTGAGTGTGGTATTTTTTGTATTATTGAAGATGAGGAGGATTAGCTATTGGATACACGGGTAGCCAATTATTGTATATATGGGTAGCCAATAATTGGCTATACGGGTAGCCATATATCCTAGACTAGACTAATAGAGAGATTGAGCCTTTCGGCTCAACTCTCAGGGATAAAAATATCAGTAAAATTTATGGATAAAGTTGGGTTGAAATTGAAGCGGATATTAGTAAAACGTTTCACTTAATTTTTTTCAGTGGAGGGTGAAAAACAATGAAGCAGTTAAAAGATAGAATGATAAGTGTTCGAGATCAGTTTTATAAGAGTAGAAGGCAAAGAGGATTTATGTCGTTCTGGTGGACTAGTCCGCTACATGTGATTGTAGTGTTAGAAGTTGCTATTGCAGACGTGAGTGGCAAGAGCATTAATTTTGAAGCAATAGTGAAACTATTGCCAGGCAGTATGGGGAGTAGGT